ACTAGCCCGACATGGAACTACAACACCGCAACCCGTGGGCAAGCGCGACAGCGCGCGCCAGTTCGTTAAGGTCATAACGTGGCAGCACACAACGGCAACCCAACATACTTAGCCAACCGCAAACGATTACTAGCCGATAACCCCCTATGCCATTGGTGCGGCCAACGCGAAGCAACAGCCGCAGACCACCTCATAGAACCCGGACGCGGCGGAAGCCACGACCTAGAAAACTTGGTACCAAGTTGCAAGCCATGCAACAGCCGAAGAGGGCAAGCGTACGGCGTACACCTACAGCGCGAACAGTCCGCAAACCCAACGCCAGTAAGGAAAAAAGAAGCAAACACTCGCAGCGTTTTTTTGGGGGACCCAGCCATGCCCCCGCAAGATATTATCCCTATATTTCATAAGGGTTTGGCAGAACTGGCGGTAACTGGCCACGATATGCCGCGATTGGTGACGAACACTGACAGTAGTCAAAAATCGGCGGTAAGCGATATTGGGGATTTTGCGAAAGAGGTACTAGGGGTGGACCTTATGCCTTGGCAGTTAAATATTTTGGACGGTTTGACGTCTATGGATAGCAACGGGGACTACTTGCACCGGGTGGGCCTTGTGTCTGTTGCGCGGCAGAACGGTAAAACGGTTGCTATTGCTGCGTTGGTTGGTTGGTGGCTTTCCACGCAAGGTAAAGCGCGAGGGCAGAAGCAAACGGTTATAACTGTTGCTCACAAGTTAGATTTGGCTACGGCTTTATATACATATTTGGCACCAATATTAGAAGCCAAGTTTGGGGCGTCTGTTTCGTGGTCCTATGGGCGTATGGTGCTAACAATGCCGGACGGCAGCGTATGGTTTCCTAGGGCCGCTACCCCGGCAGCCGGTCACGGTTACAGCGTGGACCTGATTATTGCCGATGAGGTTTGGGACATTTCCGAAGCGGCCATAGACGAAGGTTTATTACCGTCGCAACGTGCCCGTAAAAACCCGTTGTTTGTGATGATGTCTACAGCCGGTACGCAAGACTCAAAAGCCATGCTTAGGTGGCGCGAACAGGGGTTAAGGGCTATAGATAGCGGCGAACAAACAAAACTATATTTTGCCGAATTTAGCCCGCCGCCAAATAGTGATTTGATGACACCTACCGCATGGGCGTACGCCAACCCCGCTTTGGGCCATACGTTAGACATGGACGTAATCCAAGCGGAAAGCGAAGCCCCTAACCGCAATGCGTTTTTACGTGCGTCGGTTAACACTTGGACGGCAACCCAACACGGTTGGTTAGAACCCGGCGTATTTGAAGCCCTTAAAAGCGATGACATAATACCACCGGGCGGAATACTTGCCATAGAGGTAGACCAAGACGGCGCGTTATATGTCGGCGTACGGGCAGTACAAGTAGGTTTAAAAACGGCTGTAACGGTTGCGTTTGTTGCCGGCACTTTAGCCGAAACTTGGCGTTTAGTAGAAGCCGAAATAGCAGCCGGCCCTACCCTACGGTTAGCAATAACGCCCGGGCTTGAAATACATTTACCGCCAAATATGGAACGACGCAAAACAATAGTTGGCTACCGGGAACTACTTAAATGGACGGCAGCCGTTAAAAATATGATTACCGAAAACCGTATATACCACCAGGGCGAAAATCAGTTAATAGAACACGTAGAACGCGCTGTACTTATTAAACACCAAGGCAGCGTAGCGTTATCGTCAACCCGCAGCCCCGGACCTATTACCTTGGCGCGTTGCATGGTATGGGCGGCCGCTTTAGCGTCCAAACCACAACTAGTTGGCAAACCCCTAGTAGTTACAATAAACCGCTAATATCTTGTTGGCACTGTCTACGACGGCTTACCTTTTCGTCGGGAAAAGACTGACCCGCTTCACCGTGGGCAGTGCCACCAAACTTTTAACAGATATGGCAGACTTACCTCATGGCGTTATTTAACAAAGTAAACAAAGCCGCTATTGGGCCAACGGTAAAAGCCGCCGCAACCGGTAGCAACGTTGGCGCGTCACAACTAGACAACTTCTACGCTTTCACGCAGGGGAATAATCGCCAAAGGGCAATGGCGGTTCCGGCCATAACACGGGCGCGCGATTTGTTGGCGTCTGTTATTGGTTGCACGCCATTAAAAATGTATAACGAACTTTGGAACGGCGAAGAACTAGAAGAAATACAAATAGCGCCGCGCGCATGGTTACGACAACTAGACCCGTCACTACCAAATAGCACACTATTTTCATGGTTATTTGATGATTTATTCTTCACGCAGCGCGCTTTTTTGTACGTTACGGAGCGTAGTTCCGACGGGTATCCAAAAAGTTTTCAACGTATGCCTTCCGCGATGGTTTTAACGCAGGACCAAGCCGGTCCGGTTTTTTTTGCACCGTCTAAACAAATTATGTTTAGCGGTTTACCTGTTGACCACCGCGACGTTGTGCAATTTATTAGCCCTATCCAAGGTTTGTTGTTTACTAGTCCTAACGCAATTTTGACAGCACTTAAACTAGAGCAGGCCCGCCTACGCAATAGTTCAAGCCTTTTGCCAACGGGCGTATTGCGTCAAGTTTCAGGGGAGCCCCTTAGCGAACAGGAATTACAGCAATTGGGCCAGTCTTTTGAAGCGGCACGGTTAAATAATTCTGTAGCAGTTTTAAACGAATTTGTTACGTACACGGAAACAAACAGCGACGCAAGTAAACAAATGTTGGTTGCCGCAAGTGAGTACCAAAGTCTTGAAATCGCAAGGCTCGCAAATTGCCCCCCATACCTTTTGGGCGTTGCTACCGGCTCATACAGTTATCAAAACAGTACGCAAGCACGCCAAGATTTGTATTTGTTTGGCGCAAAACTTTATATGGATTGTATAGCCGAAACGTTGTCTATGGGTAACGTATTGCCGCGGGGTACGTACGTAAAATTTGATATTGAAAATTATCTAAGCGAAACTTATCTTTCCGAAAATGACACACCCGCAGAAGTAGACGAAGTAGGAGTAATGCCAAATGCTTAAATTGGTTCAACAAGAACTTACGTTAGACGCCGCAGGCCCAAACGGTATGCCACGCCGTACCCTTGCGGGCCTTGCGTTGCCGTACAACGTTGAAGCAACCGTAAACGACGGCACAAAAGTTATGTTTTTGCCGGGCAGCCTAAATAGTGGCGGCAAAATGCCAAAACTTTACCTTGGGCATGACAGTATGCAGGCCGTAGGAATTTTGACAAGTTTGGTTGATACGCCGGGCGGAATGATGTACGAAGCCCGCATTTCCGAAACGACATTAGGAAACGAAGTTTTGGTTTTAGCCCAAGACGGAGTTTTAGACGCCGTATCGGTTGGGGTAAATCCAACCCGATTTAGTTACGACGAAAAGGGCACAATGATTATTGAAAGTGCCGATTTCCAAGAATTGTCATTAGTTCCTTACGGGGCTTTTGCCGGGGCTTCCGTAGACCGCGTAGCCGCGTCGCAGGGTATCCCACAAGAAGAACAAGAAGTAGATAATATAGAAACCGAAACACCTAACGAGGAGTTAGACACCATGGAACAGCCAACCGAAACACCACAAGTAATTGAAGCCGCAAACGTAGGGCCAATTGTTTACGCACAACCACGTAACTTTAAATTGCCTACTGCAGGTGAATTTATTGCTGCGTCTTTGCAAGGCGGAAGCGTACTTGCAGAAATGAACGCAAAAATTCAAGCGGCAGCCCCGGACATTACCGCGGACCCAAGTTTGCCCGGAATTTTGCCAGAAATCATAACCGGCAGCGTGTACGACTCGCTAAATCCTATTCGCCCTTTCGTGTCGGCAATTGGTACTCTTGCTATGCCGGGTGCAGGTGCAACATTTCGCCGCCCAAAAATTACGGTAAGGCCAGTAGTTGACGAACAGACACCCGAACTAGACCAACTAAATCCGTCTACTGTCACCGTGTCCAATTCCAACGTTGACAAAAAAACTTTTGGAACATTTGTCACAATGTCCGAACAGGCATTGGATTGGAGTGACCCTGCCAGTATCAACATCGTGTTAAACCAGTTAGCAATTGCCTACGGACAAGCAACAAATACGTACGCGGTAACAGAGTGCCAAGGCGCAATTGTTCAAACTACAGCAGTTGCCGACACTACAGACCCTGCCGATTGGATTACCGCTATCTATGACGGCGCGCGCCAAATTTCGGAAAACAGCAACTACCTACCTACCCATATGGTGGTAACACCGGGTACATGGGCCGCGTTGGGTTCTTTGGTTGACAGCACAGGCCGCCCAGTATTCCCACAGATTGGCGCTATGAACGCACCGGGCCAATTGTCGGCTGCAAACTGGAACGGCAACCCGCTTGGCCTTGTGTTGGTAGTTGACAAAGATACACCGGGTTCATTTATGGGCCACGCTGCCGGACCTGCCGCAGGTTTTGAATTTTACGAACAGCAAAAGGGCGCAATTTCCGTAGACGTACCTAGCACCTTGGGCCGCACCATTGCGTACCGTGGCTATGCTGCAACGTTTATGGCAGACGCCACAAAATTCGTTAAGTTCGTCTAACCGAAAGGCGGCTTTACCGCCATGACGCAGGTATACCAAGTAGCGCATAAAACGCTATTAGACAACTACGCAATTTTAGAAACGCTTACACCTAACGAAGTTTACGTAGGCGCGTCTATTGTTGTTGCAGGCGTTGACGCAACATTTAACGGCACGGTTACAGTTTTAGCCGTACCCGAATACTTGTTTATAGGCGTAGACGAATACGGCGATTTTCTTTACAACTATGAAATAGCCGTACCGTTTCAAATTCTGTACGCCAAAACAGCCGCCAACGTAACACGCACTACAGCAACCGGAACCGTAACGCTAGGTACTATCCCCGTAACTTGGATTACAGCCGGGCAAATAGAAGATTGGTTAGGCATTGGAACAGCGTCGGCATTAGATACAACGTTTCTAACGCAATGCGCGGCGGCTTCAAACGCCTTTTGTTTTCAACGACGTTTAGAGTCCGGCTACATAGACGCCAAAGGCACAAGCCCTAGCGACGCCGTAACCCTTGGCACTATTGCCTACGGCGGTTTTCTTTATAGGCAACGTGGCGCGGTAACAGACTTTGCCAGTTTTGACGGTATGCCCGCCGGCAATAGCGTTGGCTTGTCGCCAATGATTAAACAATTGCTAGGTATTCCACGCCCGCAGGTTGCTTAAATGCCTGTTGCTTTTACAGACTTGTTTAATGAGGCGCTAGACGACTTAGCAGCCTCGCTAACGACTATTACAGGCCTACAGGTAGTAACGGACCCCCGGAACCTCGTGGCGCCTTGTGCGTTTATAGACGCGCCCACGTTTACCGTGTTTGCTAACAACGTTGTAGAAATGACGTTCCCAATACGCATAATTACTTTAGGACCGGGCAACCTTGACGCGCAACGGTCCCTACTCAACTTGGCTAGCAAAGTAATTACCAAGAAAATAGGCGTTACCGACGGACGCCCAACTATCGCAATCATTGGCGGCAGCGAACTACCCGCCTACGATTTGACCATATCCCTACAAGCACAGGCAACCGCCTAGAATAGGTGCAACATGAAATACACAGTAATTAGCCCACGCGTAGGTACACCCGGCGAAACATACGAACCAGTAGACGGCGTAAACATTGACGCCCTTTTACTAGCGGGTTTTATAGAACAATCCACCGTTAAGGTACCAAAAGGTGCTAAAACTAAAACAGACACAAACGAGGAGTAAACCCAATGGCTACTAGCACTTATCTATCATCGCCAAATTTAACAATTAACAGCGTTTCAATGCAGGACCAATGCCACGGCTTGACCTTCACGCGCACAATTGAAGCACTTGAAAGCACCGCGTTTGGTTCAGGTTCCCGCGTTTATACCGCAGGCCTAGAAAACTCTACGTTGTCTTGTGACCTTTACCTATCGTTTGCCGCAACAGAAACTTACGCAACACTTAAAGCACTTGTTGGCACGCAGACAACCGTTTCGTGGTCTGCAAGCGCAACAAGCCCCGGCACGGCGACAAATCCAACCATGACTTTAACAGGGGCCTATCTAGAAGCCTTGCCATACGAAATGGCTTTGGGAGCCTTGGGCCAAATAACCGTGGTATTTACTGGCGGGGTTTACAGCGTTCTTGAAGTTTAATTAAACGCCTGCAAAGGCCCGACACAAAAGGCAGACAATGAAACTTACATTAAAAGTAGAAACCGCAGATACGACCTATGAGGTTGTAACAAACCTTTACGTTATTGTTATGTGGGAACGCAAATACAAACGTAAAGCGTCCGAAATGGCGTCTGGCATTGGCGTAGAGGACTTAGCCTTTATGGCATATGAAGCGTCTAAATTAAACAAAATTGTTGTACCAAGCGAATTTGATACGTTTGTAAAAAACCTTGTTGCTATTGACGTAGTAAATACAGAGGCCGCAAACCCCACCTGAGGGGCACCCACGGTAGACAGTTGGCCGAATTGTTAGTAGCCATTTCGTGGTGGCCCCCGTCAATACCTTTTGACATAGATGACTTAGCAACCGTTGTTACTGTATTATCAGACAACAACAAAAAACGAAAGTAAATCTATGGCAACCTTGGACAGCACTTTAGAAATTAAAGGTATTCAAGAAACCATGAAAGCGCTTAAAGAAGTAGAGCCTACGTATGCAAAACAGATACGTAAAGATATTAAAAAGGCTGGCACGCCTGTATTGGTTGCAGCCCGCAGTTTAATACCTACAAGCCCGCCTTTATCAGGTATGGCCCGCGGCAATTTGATTAGAGGCCGTGACGGTACCAAATGGAGTAGCGAAGGCGCTAGCAAAGGTTTTATTATTAAAACCAATAAGTCCGGTCAAAAGGCACGAAGCGTCGTATTTAAATCAGGGGAAACTATAGATTTTGCTGCACGCCCTTACCAACTTTTAACCCTTACGCAACGCGACGCAGCCGGGTCTATTTGGGACCATGCAGGCCGCCGCACTAAAGGCCGTTTTGTAACCAATTTACAAATGCAAGGCAGTTACGAACCTAGAGCAGCCGAACCCGCAGTAGAAAAAGCACGGCCCGCGGTTGAAATTGAAGTATTACAAATAGTTGACGAAGTGATGAAAAAAACCAATAACAAATTGAAGGTGCGCCGTGGCAATTAACGTACCGATTATTACAACGTTTGCCGGCAAAGGCGTTGACCAAGCCCAAACCGCATTTTCAAAATTAAGCCTTAGTACTATTGCTGCCGGTACCGCTATTGCCGGGGCTGTCGCCGCTGTAGCCGCGTTTAGTTATCAGTCAATTCAAAAGGCGTCAGATTTTAACGAAGCCATAAGCAAAAATACTGTTGTATTTGGTGCCATATCTAAAGAAGTAGAAAATTTTGCACAAACAGCAAACCGCGCTTTAGGCATATCAGAAACCGCAGCCCTACAAGCCGCCGGTACGTTTGCTATTTTTGGTAAATCCGCGGGCCTAGCCGGCAAGGACCTAAGCGATTTTAGTACCGAACTAGTAACCCTTGCAGCAGATTTAGCGTCGTTTAGCAATACAAAAGTAGACGACGCTATTAACGCGTTGGGTTCCGCGCTACGTGGCGAAGCCGAACCGCTGCGTAAATATGGCGTACTACTTGACGACGCCACGTTAAAAGCCGCAGCAACCGAACTTGGCATATATTCAGGTAGTAAAGCGCTTACAGCACAACAAAAGGTTTTAGCAGCCCAAAAAGTTATTTTTGAACAAACAGCCGACGCGCAAGGCGACTTTAGCCGTACGTCTACAGGTTTGGCAGCGCAACAAAAAATACTTGGCGCAACTCTTGACAATATTCAAACCAATTTAGGGCAAGCGTTTTTACCAATATTTTTAAAAGCCGTAAAGTTTTTTAACGATGAAGTAACCCCGTCGTTTGAACGTGTAGCCGAAGTAATCGGCGAAAAGGGTTTAGTAAAAGGTATGCAACAAGCCCTATACGAAATGGGTTCGTTTGGTCCGGGAATGGTTAACGCATTTAAACAAGTTGCCGTTACTTCCGCTAAGGCTGCCAACGCGTTATACAAATTTGCTGTTGTTACAGCCGCCACCGCATTGTTTGCAATGGGTCAAGCAACTAAGGCTTTAGGGTTTTTAGGTAAAGCGTTTGACGATTTAATAGACGTAAAAGCATTGGGCGCAAGTTTTGACAGTTTTTCCGCAGGTATAAAAAATATGGGCAGTATGTCCGATTACAGCAGTTTTGCCGCTAAAAACCTTGCCGAAAATGCACAAGCCGCAGCAGACGCGGCAAGCGAATTAGACGGTAGTAAAACTGGCGGCGGGGCTACAGGTGCTTCTAAAAAACTTACAGACCTACAAAAAGCCGCTAAAGAAGCCGCAGATACATTGGCTAAAGAAACCGCGGTAGCCGTCAAAGAAGCCGCAGACGCATTAAACAAAGAACTAGCAGACGCATTAGACACCGCAAAAACAAACCTTAAAGACGCACAAACTAAATTTAGTGATTTTTCAACAGCGGTAAACGAAGGCGTAACCGGAGCATTTAGTTTTAAAGACGCACAAGACGCAGGAAAGGAAACTGGCGAAGGTTTCATATCCGGTTTACAAGGTCAAGTAAAACAAATAGAAGGCTACGCGTGGAAAGTCAACGAACTATTACGTTTAGGTTTGTCGGAACAATCTATACAAAACGTATTGGCCGCGGGTTTTGAGTCAGGCAACTTAATTGCAGATTATTTAATTGCCGGCGGCGTAAAAACAATTTCGGAAACTAACGCGTTAGTTAAATCTGTAGAAGACATGGGCCTAAATATTGGTAGGTTAGCCGCCAACGTATTTTATAGTTCAGGCGTAGCCAACGCACAAGACTATTTAAAGGGCGTAGAGGACGCGTTTGCAACAGCGCAAGACCGATTAAACAAAGCCGGCAAAGGTATAACACTGGCAGACGTAAAAGGCATTTCAGCCGGCTTTAATGACTCTATTAGCGGCAAAACAATAGCCCCAGTAGCGCCTGAAAGTTTTGATTACAACGACCCTTTTGGCATGATGAAAAATATCACTATAAACGTAAACGGGGTAATGTCTAACGCACAAACAGGCGAGGAAATTATAAACCACTTGCGCGCATATAACAGGGCTGCCGGTCCCGCCAATATAACGGTTGCCTAATGGCTACGTCAGTCATTGAAAGCGGCAACTACGAACTATTTATAGATACGGGCTTTCAGTTAGACGCGTTTACCCTTGACGACGCAACACGCGGAGTACTAGACGGCACCCAATACGTGTTAGACGGAACTACAGAATTTGCGCCCATGCTGCAATACTCAACAAACGTAAACGTTAAACGTGGGCGCCGTGACGTAGGCGACCAATTTAGCGCCGGCACAATGTCATTTAACTTAAACGATGACTTAGCCGGCGGCACCCTAAACCCATTGTATTCGTCTAGCCCATACGTAGACCCGGACGGCGTATTTACCTTGGCACCATTGCGCCGCGTATCGTTCGGCAGATATGACAGCACTAACACGTTTATAACATTGTTTGTGGGTCAAATTGTTTCGTACGATTACAACTACGAACTAGGCGGCCAAAACATGGTTACCGTCTATTGTGCCGACGACTTTTATTTATTAGCCCAAACCGCGTTAGCCGAATACAACGTAACAGAAGAACTAAGTAGCGTCCGCCTATCGGCAGTACTTGATTTACCGGAAGTTGCTTACCCGGCTCTAAGCCGTGACATTGAAACAGGAACACAAACATTAGGTGGCGCTGCGGCGTACACAGTAGCCGAAGGTACAAACGTAAAGGCTTATATAGACCAAATACAAGCAGCCGAACAAGGCAGAATTTTTATGTCGCGTACAGGCAACATAACAAGCCAACCGCGCATTGGTAACACCATTTCGGGCAGCGTCGCAGATTTTCACGACGACGGCACAAACATACCGTATAACAGTTTAGGCATTATTTATAACGCAGACCTAATAGTAAACAGGGCAAGCATTCAACATTTAGGGGCTACAAGCCCCCAAGTAGCCGACGACTTAGTAAGCCAAGTCAAGTATCTAATTCAAAATACAAGCATAACTAATAGTCTTTTACACAATGACGCTGCCGCTTTAACGTTGGCCGAATACCTTTTAGAGGGCGAACCGATAGCCACGTTTAACGCTGTACAAACCGATTATTTAATGCTTACAAACGCCCAACGCGAAACCTTGGCATTGGTTGATATTGGCGACACAATAACGATAACTAACACTATTGCCGGCGGTGAGGTAGCCCAAGAACTATCGGTAGAGGGCGTAGAAATATCGGTAAACGTATCTAATGGGCACCGGGTAACGTTCTATACGGCCAATACCGTCATTGTCTATCAACTTATTTTAGACGATGTCACGTATGGCACCCTAGACGCTGATAATGTCCTAGGCTAATACCATGACTGTTAGACCTACTTTTACCGCCGGTCAAGTTTTGACCGCAGCACAACAAAACGTTTTAGCCACTGCAATTGTTGCTATTAACGCCCAAACAGGGACTACATATACTGCAGTTGCTAGCGATGTAGGCAAACTTATTACCGCTTCAAATGCTGCCGCCATTGCGTTAACTATTCCACCTAGCGTATTTGCTGTGGGGGACCAAATAAACATAATGCAAGGTACAGGCGGTAGCGGGGTAGTAACAATTACTGCCGGCGCGGGCGTAACCCTTCAATCAAACGGCACAAAACTAAAAACAAACGGCCAATATGCCGTGGCTACTGTTCTATGTATTGCCGCTAATACTTTTGTTGTCTTAGGTAATTTAGTCGCGTAAGTTATGCAAATTTTAAGCACCGTAAGCGGTGGCCCTACAGCACCCGCAACAGTAGAATACGTTGTAATTGCTGGCGGCGGCGGCGGTTCTGTTGGTGGTGGTGGCGCTGGCGGTTATAGGTCAGGTTCGGCATTATCTGTTAGCGGTTCTTTCACTGTAACTGTTGGCGCTGGCGGAGCAATTAACGGCGGCCAAGGCGGTACGTCAGTATTTCACACTATAAGTTCTACCGGTGGCGGCGCGGGTGCTAACGGCGGTAACGGTGGCACAGGTGGCAACGGCGGCGGCGCCGGCTCGCAAGGTAACGGCGTGGGCTATTCAGGCGGCGGCGGTACAGGTTCGGACGTTGTTTATACCGGTGGCAACTCTGCCGCAACTGGTGGCGGCCTTTATGTAGGTGGCGGCGGTGGCGGTACTGGTGCCGGTGGTGGTTCCGGAACAATTACACCGGTTAACGGCGCTGGCGGTGCTGGCGTTTCTAGCAGTATTACCGGTACAAGTGTTCAACGTGGCGGCGGTGGTGGCGCTGCAGGTTCAGCAGCCCCGGCAGCCGGTGGCGCTGGCGGTGGTGGTACAGGTGATAACGCTACGCCTTCAATTAACAACGGAACAGCAAATACAGGTTCAGGCGGCGGCGGCGGTTACGCGGTACGTATGGGTACTGGCGGTAGTGGCGTTGTTATTGTTGCTTATTCAACGGCGTTTAGTGCATTCACAACTATTGGGGCAGGGTTAACTTATTCAGTAGATACAACATCGCGTAGCGGTTTTAGGGTTTATACCTTTACTGCCGGGACTGGTACGGTCACTGTCTAATGGCTCATTACGCATTTATTGACGAAAATAATATAGTTGTTGAAGTCATAACTGGACGCAACGAAAACGAAATTGTAGACGGTATTTCCGATTGGGAAAAGCACTACAGCGATTTACGTGGCATGAAATGTTTACGCACTTCATACAATGGCAACATACGGAAAAACTTTGCCGCTATCGGTTGTCAATATGACCCGGTGCGCGACGAATTTATTAGATTACGTCAATATGCGTCATGGTATTTAGATGAAAATAATGACTGGCAACCACCAATAACTAAACCTAAAAATGTGCCTATGCTTTGGGACGAAATCAACCAATGTTGGCAAGATAAATTAACTTATGAAGCGCCTACTTCTTAGTTTTATGTTGGCACTTATCCCGATTTCGTGCAGTCATACACGCTCAAACGCAGGTAAAAAAACAATACGCAACAGTGCGTTAATATCAGCGTGCGAAACAGTTAGGCAGTGTGAAAATGGATAAGCAACGCGCCGAAATAGAACACTTACACGCCCGCATGATTGTATTTGTTGGTTGCACTATTGCATTTTGTTTTGCGGTGACTGTTTGCGGTTTTGTTATGGGCCTTTTGTTTGTTAACCAACCTGAAAAACAGAGCCCAAACGACGCCGCTTTTATTGACTTGCTAAAAACTTTAAGTATTTTTATGACCGGTACCCTAAGCGGGCTTGTAGCAGCCAATGGTTTAAAACGTAAACCTACAGAACCAACCAATGGCACAACAGGCCCTTAAACCTGTGGTAGTACCACCGGTAAAAAAATTGGTATTACCTGCCACGTTGGGGCATATAACCCCCGGCGAATTACCCGCCAATATGCTTATAGACATCAAGCCGTTCGGCAAACTGCACCCGCGCGCTGCCAACGCTTACAACGCTGTTAGGGCTGCCGCTTTTGCTGCCGGTATAAAACAATTTAAACCCATTTCGCAAGGCGATACCTACAGGTCAACAGCACAACAAACCGCAGGATTTTTACAGCGCTACACACTGCAACCAATAGAAGGCGCTAGCACCCGTACATGGCAAGGACGCAAATACTATTTAAAGCCCGGTAACGCACCGCTAGCAGCACCCGGCACAAGCCGCCACAACTTAGGTTTAGCAGTTGATTACGCAAACATGGCCGGCGAAACGTGGGCGTTTATGTGCGAACACGGCCCGGCGTTTGGTTGGTCCTTAGAAGTTATGCCGGCGGAACCTTGGCATTGGTTTTACTACCCCGGCGACAAAGTCCCGGAACCCGTAAGCCTGTACTTACAAGGATTGCAGCCAGTATCACCACCTAGCGCGTAAGCGTCTACTACGGTTTTAAGACCGACGAAAAAAGGGGTATTGCATGAACTTTTTGATAGCCAAAATCTTTACGGCTGTAACTATAAGCATGGCGGGATTAGCGTTCGCCTACGACGCTTACAACGCGCCTAGCGCCCTGCCTGTAACGCCCCCCGTTACGGTCAGTTTGGCGCCTGTAATTGAAACAACGACTACAAGCCAAGCACCGTTAACAGATTGCCAATATGCGTTACAACTAGCCCAACAAGCCGGTTGGCCGCTAACCGAAATGGGAACCGTAGCCCGCATTATTTACCGTGAAAGCGGCTGCCAAGCCGACGCTTATAACGCTAAAGATACTGCCGGCGGTTCCTATGGGTATTACCAAATTAACGGCTTTTGGTGCCGGCCTAACAAGTATTGGCCTACAGGTTGGCTACAGGCAAAAGGAATATTACAAACGTGTAACGATTTATTTGACCCCGTGGTTAATACAAACTCTGCACTAGCCATATGGCATAATTCAGGGTACGGACCTTGGGCGTTGCCTAACCCATGACCGAATATCCAATACCCGACACAGGCCTAACAGAAAGCACCCGACATATGTACACCGAAAAGTACGCAGAAACTTTTAAAAGTTTTGTAGACGAGGTTTTTAGACCAAACCACGTACCGGCACCTAAACCCGTAGACCATTCAATATTGCTAGACGAACTAGCAATACTTAAAGAAAAGTTTATGCAGTCAGGCAGCGACGAACACCGATTTAGTGCCGCCGTTATCACTGCCGCTATGGCCGTAATTTTAGGCATATGAACCCAACCAAAACTTGTAAAAAATGTGGGCTAACAATACGCGGCGTATCTATACCGTCTAACCCATACCGGTACATATGGTCACACCCACAGTTAAAAGCCTGCACAAAACGCAAACCAATAAAGCACCCGACACAATGAACGAAACATACGAACGGCTATACACCGAACAGCAAATAGCCGCAGCCCTAGCAACCGCTAAAGAAAACTACGGCAGTTGGGGCAAAGAGGACCACCCCGCCGGCACTAGACACCAATTCAAACCCGGTTTACAAAAGTACATAGACGGCGCTTTAGGCGAAATAGTGTTCGCGGACCACGTAGGACTAACACCAAACGGACGCGACTACTTCAACATAGGCGACGTAGGCATATACCAAGTAAAAGCGACACGTTGCGCAAACGACGATATAAACCTAATAGTTCCGCGTAACCAAGCCGTCACGTTTAAACAAAGCCCGTTTGTGCTAATACAACTATTTGATTGCCATTACAAAATTCGTGGGTGGACATGGGGACACCAAATACCCGTTAAAAGCCATTGGTTACAAGAAAACGGCGACACGTCCGGCGGCGCGTATTGGGTAACAACAAACCAACTACAACCAATGGACGATTTGCCAACCGTGTAACTACCCTGTGCTATGCTGTAGTTAAGTAAGTAAACCCGACAATAGAAAGAAGCCCGACAATGCTAGTAACAAAGAACACAAGAGCAAAGAAAAACGGCTCATGGATAGGCTGCCCGTATTGCCCCGCGTTGCACACTGTTTACCATTTTGCTTGGTCCGAATTGACCTGCACGTGCTGCGAAACAAGCGTACCAAAATTTCAATGGCACTTACACGAAACAAATTTTAAGCCCGCAAAAGCGTTGGCCACTAATGGCATTTAATTTAGATAACTACGTAGACGTACCAACACGGTTAGCCGAAGCGTTAAAGCGTTGGCCCGATTTACGCATACAAGAAACCGACAACCAAGTAATAACAATGCCCGACGGCAGCACGTTTATTCGTTGCACTGTTACCGTATGGCGCGACATAGCAGACCCAATACCGGTAGTTGCGTCGGCTGCGGAACCTTTCCCCGGTATCACGCCTTACACAAAACGTTCCGAATACATGGTAGGTATGACGTCTGCACTTGGGCGCGCACTTGGCTATATGGGTTGCGGCGTCGCTAAATCTATTGCTAGCCGTAACGAAATAGAAGCCCGATTAGACGGCCACGAAGCCACCATAACGCCTATGCGTACACCACAGGCCGGCGGTACTCATGCCAGTAGCAAACAGTTATACATGATTAAGGCCCTTGCTAAAGGCAGGGACCTAGACGATTTAGCAACATTAGAAGCAATACAACTGTTGTTAGACGCCGACGATGTAGTACTAGAAACCTTAACTATGGGGCAGGCTTCTAAGGTTATTGAAGCGTGGAAAGCATGACGTTTAAAGCATGGTTAGCAGTTGCCTTTATGGTTGCTTGTGCCGTGCTATTGTCGCGCACCGATAAGTAACAGACCGCACAACAGGCCAGTAGCAATAGACCGTACGCCATTCGCAGGGCGCGGGGTTAATCCACGGGAACGTGGTACTACCAACACGCGTTAAAACTGTTAGACGAAAGAATTAACGCCAAGTGTTGGGGCGGCCTGTAAACATAATCAGGCGTAATGCAAGGTAGACGGATTGAGGCAGCCCGTCGGGTAGAGCATTACATCATTAGGCTTTAACAACAGCAACAAACATACCGATAACAAACCGACATAGAAGGACTAGCCCGACATGGAACTACAACACCGCAACCCGTGGGCAAGCGCGACAGCGCGCGCCAGTTCGTTAAGGTCATAACGTGGCAGCACACAACGG